GGTTCTAATAATTTTGATACTTCACTCATGCTACCACCATTTTACTAAAGTTTTTATTCTTCTCAAATTTAAGTGTATGCTTAAACTTGTCCACTAATACATCTTGTTTATGACTTATCACAAATACATTTTCGCCTTCAAGTGTGTTTAATATTTTAAGGAACTCATCTGTTCCAGCACTATCTAATGAACTATCAAATATCTCATCTAATACTAATAGATTGGTATTGGTACTATTTTTCATTTTAGCAATTGCTCTCCATGTAAATAATAATGCCAAGTCAATTCTCATTTTCTCACCCTCACTAAATGAAGCATAATTAAAGTTATCACGAAATCTTGATTTAATTGTTTCATCAAAGTTTTCATCTAGACTAAAGTTAACATAGAATTCCATAGATGCCAGATACTTATTAATCAACTGATTCATGATAGGTAGATACTGTTTAATAATTTTAGTCTTAATACCTGTGTCTTGTAACATAGCCCTTGATGCTTCTTTATAAACTTTTTCTTCTTTTAAATCTTTTCTATTTTTTTCGATACCATCAAATTCTGTTTTAAGTACTTTTAGTTTTTCTTCATCTGAATTGTTAATAGTACTCTTTTCTAATTCTGTAATCTCATTAGATAGTCTGTCTTGATATTTTTCTAATTCTTTTATAGATGTATTTAACTGTGCAATCTTAATTGAGTTATCTTGTATGTTGCTTGTAATTCCACTTATCTCATCTAATCTATTTTTTGTTTTATCTAATTCAGATTCCATTTTGTATAGACCATCTAAAATATCATTTGATTCAACCTTTTTAATATCTATCATTTTATCTTTAAAGTCTTTGTCTATGTGTTGTTCACAAGCAGGACAATCTTCATTCTCTGATAAGAACTTAATCATGGTATCCTTTTCTTTCTTTTTCTCTATAAGTGTAGAGCGTATGTCTTTTAATTTAACATCTTTAGATTCTATATTGATTTGGTCTGTCACTGATTCAAATAATGCTTTCTGATTTTCTTCTAATAATTTCTTATCATTTACTTTTTTATCTAATGATACTGAATTGGAATGATAATCATTTTGTTTTGATTCTATTATTGAACCTTTGTTAGAATTAGTTTCTTTAATATAAGCTTCTTGCATAGTTATCTTTTCGTTAGATAACTTATAATTATATTCTACTTCTTGTAATTCTGTAACTAAATCTTTTAATCTTTGTTTCAATAACATATTCATTGTTGAGAATATTTTAATATCTAATAAGTCTTCTACAACCTCTCTCCTAAATCTTGCCTTTAATTGCATGAATGGTACAAAGGTTGAACTACCCAATATAACCACTTGTGTAAATGAACGATAGTTTAGTTTTAGTATTTGTTGTTCTAATATTTTTTGATAGTCACGATTATTAGCTTCTTGATTTAACATCTTATCGTTTTGCCAGATTTCAAATTTGTTTGGTTTGATACTACGAATGACTTTATATTTACGACTTGCAATACTAAACTCAATCTCTACTACAGTTTCCATAGCATTAACTGTATTGACTAATTGAGATTTACTTATTGTACGAAATGGTTTTCCAAATAATGCAAAACATAATGCATCAAGCACTGTAGATTTACCAGCACCATTCTCACCTATGATGAGTGTAGTTTCATTACGATTCAAATCTATTTCTGTAAATTGGTTTCCTGTAGAAAGAAAATTCTTCCAACGAACCTTTTCAAATATAATCATATTATTCTAAGTCTAAGTCTTGAGCTTCTGTGTATAAGGATTTCATTTGATTCTTTAATCTATCTTTACTTAAATCAATAGGTAAGTCATCAATGTATTTGTTTAATAGTGTGACTGTGTCTTCTGTGTTTTCTACAATATCATCTGATACTGAACTTGCATCTAAGTCTGAAAAATCTTCGACAATTTTTATATCAAAAGCATCTGCTGTATATAACTTGTCTAAGAATTGGTCAAACTGATATAAATCTTTTTTAACTACTACAATCAGTTTAACATATTTGTTTGCATACTTTGTAGTATCATGTACTTTATAATCTTCTTTGGTGTCATCATAGTATATCTTTTCATATATGGTATATGGATTGACTATTCTTTCTAACTCTCTTGTTTCTGTATCATAGATATGGAATCCTTTTTTATCTTCCCAATCATTCCAATACAATTCATATGGCGTACCTAGATAATAGATTTGACCATCATCTGACTTGTGATGAAAGTGTCCACTCATAACTGTATCAAACTTTCTAAAGAATTCTTTTTCACGACCACCCTGTGATACGATAACATTCTTATTCATTTGAAAACCATTAATTTCTAAATGACCCATACATACATCGGCTTTAGTTTCATCTATCATACCCTCTGCATAAATTTCATTTGTTTGATTAATCCATGGCATAAGTAAAATAGGTAATCCACCAAAATCTACTTCTGTTGCATCTTCATAGATGTGAATATTTTTATGTTTGTCACCTATTAATTCTGTAAGTGAATTTACTTGACTTGTATTCTTATAATAGATATCATGATTACCAACTAACATATGTAAGTCAATTCCTAATACACTAAATGGTAATATGAATCTCTCTCTAAAATCTTTTGCAGTTCTGTATGATACATACTTACGCCTATCAAAACAATCACCTAAGTGAATACATGTCTTAATATTATTTTGTTGTAAATATGGAAAGAATACTCCCTCATAAAATTGATAGAAGTATTCATTAAAATTCACATTATCATTTCTTGCACCGAAATGAGTATCAGTAATTATCGCTATTTTCATTAAGTAGTTTCTTTTTCGGTTTCAGAAGTTTCCATAAAGGTTTCTAAGCCTTCTGGTGTTGTTATCTTTTCCTTTTTCTTGACTTTGTATACATCTTCATCTGGTAACATAATGTCTGGGTCGAAACCTCTTACATCGTAGACTGTATCATCGCCTTCATTTACACAAAAAGTTTCGTATTGTTGTTTCTCAATCATTTTGTTTTTGATGTGAGTTTGTTTTTTCTCTTTTTGAATTCTTCTCAAAAATGCATAATATATGATTTGTGTAAAGTATGCAAAAGGATTCTTTGACTTCTCTGGGTCGAAGTTGTGTATATATTGCAAACAGTTTTCTATACCATCTGAAACCATTTCAGAACGATAAGTATAGTTTATAAAGTTTGGTCTATAAGATAATCCATTTGCTATTTTGAGAAAACACTCACCTATGTAATTAGTTACTTGTGGTTTTTCTTCTCCAGCTTCCTCTGCTTCTTTACATAGTTCTTTCCATGCAATCATAGCTGCATGAAACTCTTTGTTATCTATGTAATGAACACTTTTCTTTTTTGTTGTAGTCATGATGTTATAATACTAAATTCAACATGTTTTGTCAATGTTTATTTGTGTTTTATTTAAAAAAACTTTTTTACATTTATTTTCAAATTAAACTTGACAATAGTTGTTTAATCCTTTATAATCGCTGTGTACACGCCGAGAATAATATAAGCTTAAAGAGATTTTAATGTCTAGTGTTTGATATTGGCAGACTATCAAGTTCTTCTTCTGATATTTCTTCTTCTACGATTTCTCTTTCTTTATTATCTCCACTTAATACAGATACATATTTGTTAAATAAATCTCTTACTTCTTCTGTTGATTCTAGAGGGTCTTCTTGTTCTTCTTCTTTGTCTTCATGAAACTTAGGTTGTATAATAGGTTCATTTGTATTTGCATCAGCTTCACTATACGAACTTAACATAAATTGATAATAATTATTTAAAGCAAAAGATGCTGAAGTAACTGTAATGATTGTTGATTTCTCAATATCAAATTCATCTGATTCTGTAAATGGTTGTAACCAACGAGATAAAGATAATGCCTCAACAACACCTTTCTTAGTGATTCTATTTTTTAATTCCATTTTTAATGGTTGTATTACATGTAGTTTATCTGAAACTTCATCTATTCGTGTAGGTATACATGTACAAACAATGCTTTCACCATTTGCTAATTTTATTACTCTAGTAGTATTATCTGTCATATCCTTATCCTATCTATTTCGTAATCAAATTCTTCTTCGTTGTATATATTTATTCTTTCTAAAAAGTGATTCAATGTAAAATTCTTTCTATCCTTATATGTAAAATCATCAGATATATCTAAAAGCGTTGTTTGTATATCCCCTTTATCTGATTTTCGCAAGCCCCTGCCAATGGATTGGAGCACTCGTATTCTACTCTTAGATGGACTTGCGAACACGACATTATGCAAGTTCCTAATATTAATACCAGTACTAAATGTACCATACGATGCGACAATGATTGCATTTGTTTCTTTCTCTGCTATTGCTCTAATTTCTTCTCTTGTTTCTGTATCTGTTCCACCATGTATAAAGAATACTTTTCTATCAAAGTCTTTCATCATGTTGTATAACACTAGCCCATGTTTTTCGACTAATTGATATAAACATAGAGTGTTACCATTCAATTTGTCACAAAGTGTCGTAATGAAGTCGTTACGAGTCTTATGAGCGACAATATACTGCAACTCCTCACTATACTTTAAATCCTTTACAATCTTACACTCATCTTCTTTATGTTTTAATACGATACATTTAATTTTAAGACTAGCTAAAGTATCTTTATCCATAAGTTCTTTTGTGGATGTTACTTTTTCTACCTTACCAAATAATCCCTCTAAAACCAATCTATGTGTCTGTGTGCCGTCTAAAGTACCTGTCATTCCAAAACGATACTTACAATTAGTAAGTTTAGTCATGATGGTTGTCAATGATTTAGATTTAAATAAATGTGCTTCATCTCCAACGACACATCCAAAATCTTCAAAGTATTTTTTATCTAGTTTAAACAAAGACTGCCATGTTGAAATGACTACAGGTTTATCTGTTACTTTTTCATGACCTTGATATATTCTATGTAAGTATTTATCATTCCAACCATAGTCAATAAAATCAGAATACATTTGTTCTACTAATGATGTTGTGGGTACTAGGATTAATATTTTTTTTCCTTTGAGTAAATAGTTATAAAATCTTATAAGAGCATAAATGATTAATGATTTACCACTAGCCGTAGGTGATACTAACATACCTCTATGATTACTTAATGCATATTGTATTGCACGAATCTGATAATCTCTTACTTCTAATAATTTACCTTTTGATTTTGGTTTAAGAGATTTTACAAAGTCTGTTACTTTTTTTGCATCTAAATTATCTGAATCATCTACATCACTATCAACTATACATTCAATT